GTGCCAATCGTCGGCGCCACCTCCGCGACCTACGCCATCCCCTCAGGGACGGGCGACGTGGGCAAGACGCTCTCGTGCGTTGTCACCGCGACGAACACCACGGCCTACGGCGACAAGCTGAGCAACAGCGTCACGATCATCGCGGGCGTAGTCACCGACCCGAGCTTCGCAAATGTGAGCCTGCTGATGCACGGGAACTCGACGTTCCTGGACTCCAGCTCCAAGGCCCGCACGTTCACAACAACCGGCTCTGCGGCCATCAGCTCTGTGCAGAGCAAATTCGGCGGCGCCTCCATGCTGTTCAACGGTGGCTACGCAGCCGGCTCGACGGGCACCCTCGCGGACTTCCAGTTCGGCACCGGGAACTTCACGGTCGAGTTCTGGATGTGGCGCAGCAGCACCAAGGCCGACGCCTTGGTTGTTGCCACCGGAACTGACGGCAGCTCCAACGGGGGCTGGTGGTTCAACTTCCAGGCGGGCAACGCAGTATTCTTCGTGGGCGGTGGTGTGAACGTGACGCGAGTTGGCGCGAACTCAGCGGACTCGCTTTGGCACCATTGGGCAGTGGCCCGCTCAGGCACCGCGATGCGTCTGTTCAGGGACGGCACCCTGGTGGCGACCACCACGACCGCGGTGAACATCACCGCCAGCAATATCCACGTAGGTGGCACACCCTTCGACGGTGGCTTCGACGTGGCCTTCAACGGCTACGTGGACGACCTCCGCATCACCAAAGGCGTGGCGCGGTACACGGCCAACTTCACAGTGCCCACGGCGGCATTCCCGGACTTATGAAACTGTACCTCTACGGTGCGCTGGCCATCGCTCTCACAGCCTTCGGGCTGTGGGGCTGGCTTGGCCACAACCAAGTCAAGCTCCTCAAGAAGGACAACGCGGCCCTCGTCCTCAAGGCGCAGGGCTATAGCGACGCACTGGACGCCTCCCTCAAGGAGGCCGCCCGCCTGGAACAGGTGGACGCCGAGCGACGCAAACGCATTCGAGAACTCACGGCGCTCATCGCCGTCCAACGGAAAGAGCTACGTGCAGCCATTCAAAACAATCCTGTGTGGGCTTCTACTCCTGTCCCTGACAGCGTGTGGGACGCTCTCGGCGCCCCCCGCGACGGTCAAGCTCCTGCCGAGCCCAGCGTGGACCGAAGCGGTCCCAGCACCCCTACCCCTGGGGCGGGATAACGAGGCCCTTGCAGGGTGGGTTCTGGCCCTCCGTGAGGCCCTGGCTACGGCCAACGCACAGCTCGCTGCCATCCGGCAGTGGGCCGGGGAGAAGTAATGGGTCTGCGTAGCAACGGCTACGGGCAGGACTACTACATCCCCCTGTTCGCCGGGGTCGAGGCGGCGCGGCGGGCGGGGTTCCGCACCCGGTTCCCGTGGAGCATCTACGCCCCGTACATCAACTCAGGCGGCTCCGGCACGCCCGGGGGCATTGGCGCAGGCGACGGCGGCTTCGAGACGCCCAGCGACCCGACACTGTCGTGCCCGTCCATCCTGTTCCCCTCGCTGATCGACAACACCAGCATCCTGGACACGGAAAGCATCTTGTCGGATGCGTTCATCACGACGCAGTCCAACAAGATTTCCCTGAGCCCCATCTCGTTCGGGCCGTCGCTGCCGACTACCAGCATCCTCAACGACAGCGGCGGCCTTGCCTACATCGGCGGGGACTCCATCCAGATCGTCGAGTTCGATGTCACGTTCCCCGGCCCCCTGCCCACAGGCGGCGGCTGGCACCTGGGCGTGATGCAGCGGGCGAGCATTGAGGGCATCAACACCGTCATCGAAGGGCAGCCGCAGTACAACGGCGTGGGTACGATCTTCGGCTCCGTGTTCAAGGGTGTGGTCGCGCCCAACGGCATGACCTCGATGGACAACAACGCGGCCGTCGAGGTGTGGCAGATCGGGCAGATACCGCTGGGGTTCCAGCACGTCAAGCCCGAAACCTACTCGCCCATGTTCCAGGCCGACACGGTGTACAAGTTCCGCGGGGTGAGCGTATTCAGCGGCACCCAGCGGACGTACCAATACAGCTTCGGGGGCTACACCAGCCCCGTCGTGACGCACGACCTTGCGGTCAGCGCGAACAACAACGGGCTGGCGTTCTTCTGCATCGGGGATGTCCCGGCCCTCCTGACGAACATCACGTCGGAGTGGACCTCGGCTACGCACATCGCGTCCCGCTGGATCGTCGAGCTGGTGTCTGCTGACGGGTCCGAGGACCTGGAGGAGGGCAGTGGCCTGATCGTGTACGACTCCGGGGTCACACAGACGAACCTACGCGCCCTGCCGCTGGCGCCGCTGGCGCTGGGGGCCCTGAGCACGTACCGCGTCAAAGTGCGCTACAAGGCGTCCTCTGGCGGCTGGTCTTGCTGGTCCCTGGCGCGTGAGTTCACGATGGGCCCGTGCGTCGAGGGTGTGCCAATCATCAGCTTCCTGTTCGAGGGCGCACAGGACTCCGAGGTGTTCACCAACGTGGGCTCCATGCCGGAGATTGTGTTCGAGTCCCTGGGCGCCGGTGCACACCCGTGGGCAAGCATCGACACGACCTACGACCCCGACGGCGACATGCGGCTCAAGAACAGCGACAAGCTGCTGTCCAACCAGACCGTCCCGGACCTGGAGGACTTCACGCTACTGTGGAAGATGCGGTTGCCGGTCGGGCAGGTGTCGGATGGCACGATCTTCGCGGCGCACGCCGACGGGTCCGGTGCTGAGCCGGGCTGGTGGATCGAGCTGGGCACGACCCGCGGGTTCTTCTTCTACGCCAACCTTGGTACTCGCCTTGCGTTCCCTGCCATCGGCACGACCTTGGACGACGGCCTGGAGCACGAGTACCGCGTGGTCCGCGAGGCCGGGGAAATCACCTTCTACGTTGACGATGTAGAGACGGCCTCGGCCACGTATGCCGGCACGCTCACCGCTGGCGGTGACAAGACCGCCATCGGCTCTATGGCGAACGGCACGGACTTCGTGTACTCAGCCACCGGCTGGTTCAGTGAGCTTCACCTGTACGACATAGCCATTTACCCGGCGTAATCACGGCGGCCCTTCGGGGCTGCCCAAAGGAACCCTATGGCCGTGTGCCCTGACCTCCCGGACGCGCCAGCGCCCAACCCCCCGCCGACCGTGGCGCCCGTACCCCCGCAGACACCGGCCCCAGCGCCGGCCCCGGGCCAGCCGCCCATCGTGGTCCCCAAGATCATCCTGGACGTGCAGAACTCGTTCATGCAGGCGGATTGCTTTCAGTACAACGGCACGTTCACCTTGGCCCAAGTCATTTCCACCGGCATGAAGCAAGCACAGAACAGCACCTCGCTGATCCTCGTCTTGCAGAACACCAAGGCCGCAGCCGGTAGCGTGGGCGTCCAGGTCACCGCGGACAACGCGAACCTCGTCATCAGCCCCACCGGCGTCCAGACCGTCAGCGTCCCCGCCAGCAACTTCGTGCAGTACGGATTCACCCTCACAGCCAGCATCACCGGCACCTACGTCGTCACCATCGACGTGGGCGGGAAGCAAGTCAAGATCAACGTCGTCATCATGGGCGGATCGTGCGAAGTGGGTGGGGCGTAGAGGCAGAACCTAAAAAATATTGTGGTGAAGCGAGGGGGCAGTTCCCATTTGAAAGTTGCGCGTACGCCCCCGTGGGGGTGGGTGCGCGCCCGCCTTCATGGTTGCCATTTGACATAATGACCGTCGCATCTAGTAGCCAAATGCGGGTAGGGCGCTGATCCTGAGTTCAGGAATGGGCCTACGACGCACGGAATGAGGCCTAGGCTGCACGATCTAGGGCTAGCCTAGGGGGTAGGTGCTTGACGGGCTCCCAGGGCCTTGTAGGGCCTGTGGCACATCCGGCCATGATCCAGTGTGTAACACCTGGACCAACTCGACCGCACTTCCAATTAGTACCTGAGTACTACGCAAGGCAACCGTAACACAGACACTGTGCATACGTGGAGCCTTGTTCCCTTTCATTCCTTGTACCCATTGAGGGACTACCTGAGTACCCACTGAGCTGCTACTGATAGCCCTATGGGTAAGCACTGGATGAGTACCTGAGGAGCTACTGAGTACGCACTGAGCTACTACCTGTGTTAGCTACTGGTGAGTACCTGTGTTAGTTCCTTGTCTACTACCTGTAGCTACCTAGTACGTTACTTAGTTATATACATAGTGAGCACTTTCAATTGGAGATTGAGCGGGCAAGCCATTGTCTAGCTACTGTATCTGTAGCAAGGGTATCCTGGCTGTTGGATGTCCGGCTGAACTGGCTGCGCTATGGTGTAGTACCTGCTACTACATAGGGTTTGCGATGCTGCATTGCCTGCAAATAGGTGTTGACGGGGATATGCTCAATGAGTACATTAACTACATACCAACCCAGAGCAGACGAGATGACCAAAGCACAAGTGAATGCCCTGATCGCAAGCGCTTATAACCTACATGTGGGTATCAAGACTGGCGGCGAGGCGATGACACCAGCCAAAGCCGCTAACCTGCCTCGTGGTGATCGGGCCATGCTCTGCAAGGTACTGAGCGAAAAGGGCGGCAGCGACCTGTACACACAAGCGCAGGCTACAGACGCAATGTGCGCAGTGATTGAGCATCGCGCCTGACCAGCTAACCTCACTCGCTAGGGCCTACCTTGGGCCCTATGGAGTGCGATTCGCACAAGCCGCGCCTCGGGCTACTGGGGCTAAGGATTGACCATGACACAAGAAACCGAGAACGATACAGCCAAGAGCCAAGCACTGGCACAGGTGGCCAGCATTGCCGAGATGGTGGCGGCCCTGGACGTTGACTATGACCGGCTGGAGGAACTGCGCGACAAGGCCAAAGAGGGCCACTACGTAGCCGGCTGGAATATGCCTGGCTACATGCCCGACAGTGAGCCGGCCGCGTTCGATACGTGCGATGAGGCACGGGACTACATCGCTGACGAGATGGACAGGGACGCGGATCAAGAGGCGGATTCGCGTGAAGCAACCGGCGACAGGTTGCACAGTGACTATGCGACAGCACTGACTGAAGCGGCGCAAATGATGCGCGGACGCGTCGGCGACAAGGGCGCGGACTACGGTGAAACCATCGGCCCATTCCACTACTGGCTGACGCATCAACCGGGCAAGCTGGCCGACGCGGACGAACAAAAAGAACTGGACGAGCTGCTGGATGCGGCCGGCGAATGCACCGACCAGGACGAGGCCCGCGAACGCATCCAGGAGAACGCCCTGTCGGTCGAGGTGCGGAGCGGCTGGTCCAATGTGGGCGAAGCATCCCTGACGCCCGAGGAGTTCCGCATTGTGCTCTGCACTGGTGGCCCCCACGTCGAGATTGTGGGCGAGCTGGACAACCACCTGCAACCCGACCGCGTGCGAATCCTGTACCGCGATTGGGGCACGTCCGGCGAGCTGTTCGACTTCGACCGCGATGCCATCCTGACGTACTGCCAACAGTTCTACTTTGGGGAATGAGCATGGCCTACTTCGACCGATTCGACATTTGTGAGGCGTATGCCTGCCTGGAGTCCGACTACAACGTGGGCGGCTGGCTGCGCGAGCGGCCGAGCAACCAACGGCGCCGGGAAGCATGTAGCGTCCAGCTGCACCGGATGCAGTTCAAGCCGGCGCCAAGCATGGGCGGCTATGCTGACCTGACCGACAACGGCCGGGAAATCTATGATGAGGCAGTCCAGCGCCTGGGCCTGCCGGTGGATGAGGTGCAAGCATGACCGCCACTAACACCCGTGCGAATGACGACAAGGCGGCCGTATGACCAATCACCCTAACCGTACACCCGGCAACCCTGCCGGCAACCCAGCCCCGGCAGACATCCGGGCAGCCCGCGAGGCAGCCGAGATGACACAGACGGCAGCCGGTGCCGTGATCTACGCATCCCTGCGGGCGTGGCAACAGTGGGAGTCCGGCGAACGCCGTATGCACCCTGCAATGTGGGAGCTGTGGCAGCTCAAGGTCACTCGTGCGAATGGCGATACGGTCGCCGCACTGCCGGACGCGCACCTGACAGCCACCGCCCCGAAACTGCTAGAAGCCCTGCGGGCCCTCCTCGTGTACATCAATGTGGCCATTGATCGTAGCGAGGGAGACACGTTTGGGGTCCACCATAACGACGCTACTGACGCGATCATCGCGGCCGAGGCCATCATCACCCGTGCGAATGGTGAACTAGTCTAGCCTAGTCTAGCCGCCCTCCTCGCCTCACCAGAACCCGCCGTAGCGGGTTTTTTCATGCCTGCCTATACGTGGGGTGCCACCCGTGCGAATGGCGCCTTCCTGGGCCTCCTATGGCCTCGCGCCCTGCCCTGCCCCAATCCAGCCCGACAGCGCACCCGTGCGAATGGTCCAGCTTGTAACGCACATTCACGATTTGTTGCATTTATTGCTCGTTGGCAATCTTTTGGGCATTTAGGCCATTTCCCTATTGTGCGAAATCTCCTACAAGCGCATAGTCCAGTCTGATGAGATCGTAGGCATTGTCCTACGGCCTCCAGCGGCTCCTTAACACTGTTGCGGTATTCAGTCCTCCCGCCCTTTCCTCCTCCACGATGGCTTGCCTAGAGGGGAAAGCGCATGGCGCAAGCCAGGGACCAACGTGCGAATCCTGTTGACTCAGGGGCACTACCAGAAAATACCGCTTGACAGTGTTACAGGATGTTGCTACAGTCGAGTCATCGGTTACGGAATCACTTCCAAGATCGCCATGCACCCAGGTTACGGGTGGCGTTTTGATCCGGTGCTCCTGTGGGTGTGCCGGGGAGCGGCAAGCCACAGGCGGACATGCATCACAGGGCCCTCGTGCCCTGGACAGGGCGAAAGCCTTTGCATGACAGCCGCGCCGGCCCATGAACGGAAGCTGGTCAATTGCAGAAGGCATCTAGATGCTCGGCGGCGACGCCTTGCAGACGAAACGCAGTAGCGTTTTGTTACAGCCTTCGATTCTTTGTGAGTTGAACTGCATAGACGCACTCAACAGCACCACAAGTGGCCATCCCCATCACGTTCATCATCGACGGACAGACCCGCAAGGTCACCGTAGACGACGGCACGCGCCAACGGCGCGGCTGGGGCGGCACCAAGGCCCCTACGGGCCCTGACGTGGAGCTGCTGGCCGCACAGCTACTGTGGGACGCACTGATGAGCAAGCAGTACGCCCTCCTCTCCCCTCGTCCGTCATGAGTGCCTCTATGTAGTTTTCAGCTCACCGAGAGTTCATCACAGAAACCCTACAGTTGACAGGGATTGGAAAGGTGCGCCACACTCGGTGGCGCTTCGACGTGTCCACCCCATTTTACATAATACACACTGGATAAATGCATCGTCTCTAGTAGAAAACGGTGTGGCGGGGAGGGGTCGGAAGCGGCCCGAAACCCGTAACTAGTTGTCAGTGAGTGTAGTTTTCTGTGATGTGCTTTCCCTACGAGGCATAACGTTCTTACCCGACCAGCACGGTCGGTCATCCAGTCCCTAGTAGGCCCTTCGGCCTACACCCCAGCCCGGCACCGCAAGGTGGCCGGGTTTTCTTTTGCCCACTCCACGAGGTTTACATGCACGCACTCAACACGGCGACGCGGCTCCTGCACGTCCTGGGGATCGACCCCATCCTGATGCTGGGCTACCAGCGCGACCGCACACCCAGCCATACCAAGGCAGGCCCGGGCCGGCGCCACGCCGGCTGCAAGGTCCAGGCGGCCCGTCGTGCGGACAAGACGCACCTGCCTTGCGGCACCCAGCGCCTGCGGATCGGGGCCGACCAGAAGGCCCGTGACGCCCGCCGCAGTGTCGTGCTCCGCATCGTCGCCGCTGACTGAAATGCCGCCCGTCGTCCGCGACTACTTCAAATTCCGCGGCGCCGGTATGCGCCCGGCCAATTCCTGGGCCCTCGCCGTGGCCCTCAACCCCACCGGCGCAGTCATCACCACCTGGGCCGCCGTGTTGCCCGCTTTCCTGCCTCCCCACCTGTAACCAACCAAGGATTCCTCATGAACTCGTTGAACAACTACGCCTCCCGCGACTTCCCGCTCGCCGGCTTCTGCGGCCTGCAATCTGAGCCGATGGCTCTGGCGCCCATCGTCAAGGCCGGTAGCAAGCGCGGCCTCGCCGTGATGGCCTACCTCAACAAGCAGCACGCCATCGTGGTGGACGACCTCCTGGGCGGCGTGGAGCTGGACCCGGAGATGACGCTGGCCCAGGCCGCCGAGCGCCACCAGCGTGCCCAGCAGGCCGCCGCGGCCGCCCTGGGCATGGCGGTACGCCTGCTGGCCGCGCTGCTGAGCGACGACACCAAGGGCGCCCGGGCCGCCATCACCGACATGGTGAACGACGCGGTCCATGAAGGCGTGGTGGCCGTCTGATGGGCGGCACCTTCGTAGCCGGCCGGGACGGCATGGACGCCATGCGGACGGTCGAGGCTTTCAAGGCTTCTGAGCGCCCGACCACCGTGGCCCAACGCCGCGAGGCCGTAGCCGGTGCCCTGGACCGCCGTGCCCGTGACGCCCGGCGCAACAAGAAGGGCAGGGAGGTCGAGCTGGCGTACCACGTCATCGCTGACCTGATCGACGCCCAGCGCCTGACCGGCACCGCCGCCGAGCGTTCCGCCGCCATCGCGGAAATCCTGGACGAGTACGTCGAGGAGTACCCCCTCTAAAGCCCAGCCTGTAGCCCGTGCGTGACCCGCGGGCTATGGCCTGCACTTTTCACAACCACCACGGAGATTTACATGACCAAGCAATCAGGCCCGCGATACGTTGTCCGCCCCCGCAACAACACCTTCCATGTGTTCGACACTATCTGGTACGGCGTCGTGGGCAGTGCGCCCAACGCCCAGGCGGCCCAGCGCCGCGCCGACGACCTCAACGCCCGCAAGCCGGCGCCAAGGGGCCGGGCATGAACCCGGAAGTCAGTGACGGCGGCTGCGCCTTCCCCAATGTGCAGCGCAATTCGGACGGCACGCCCGGTTGGCACAACTTCGGCATGACGCTCCGAGACTACTTCGCCGCTAAGGCGATGGCGGCCATTTTGGTCAATCTGCCGGCCCATATCGCGCCCAAGGACGTACCGGAAATGGCCTACGCAGTGGCCGACTTGATGCTCGCCCAGGGGCGCGTATGAGGCTGTGGATGAACGTCTACCGCTCCGGCTTCTACCACCGCCAGGGCAAGCCCAACACCACCAACATGCACGGCGGGGACCTGTACGCCACTGAGGCGGCCGCCCTGGAGAACGCCGAGGTCAACCGGGGCTACCTCGGCACCGCGCCGGTGGACTTCCCGATGGGTGGCGCGCCATACGTCAACGGTCCGGACAGCACGCCCACACCCCTGAGCGTCACCCGCAGCTACGCCACCCGCGACGCCGTGATCCTGCCCGTGGTTGCCGAGCACCCGCAGAGCATCGACGCCAGCGACGATGCCTGCCTGCCCAACCCCCGCCGCAACCAGCGGCCCGGCTGGCCCAGCCACTGATGGTGTACCTCGACGCCTTCCTCACGCTCTTGCGTGAGGGCATCAACCTGCCCGACGCCGGGGCCCTCGTGCTGCGGCTCGGCGTCGGCGTGTTCTTCGCCATCAGCGGCTGGAACAAGCTCACGTGCACCACCTGCCACGGCTACCTGCGCAGCAACCTGACGCGCTCGGGCATCCCGTGCGTGCCCTTCGCCGTGTGGTGGGTGGCCGGCTGGGAATTCCTTGCCGGCGTCGCGCTGGCCCTAGGGCTGTTCACCGGCGCCAGCGCCTTCGTGCTGTTCGTCATCTGCGTCGTCGCGTTCCTCGTGTCGCACCGCAGAAAGATCGCCAAGAAAAACCCGGTGCACCGCATGGACGCGGCCACCGAGTACCTGTGCATGTTCGACGTGCTTTTGTTGTGGATGACGCTGGCCATCATGGCGATGGGCCCCGGCGCTTACAGCCTTGACCGGCTCTTGTGGACCCTCTGATGAAACGATTCAAGTACCAGTGGGCAACCGCTGACCAGTCCGGCACCTTTACCGTCGATGAGCGTAGCGAGAGCATCGCCAACGTCGAGGCCAAGATCACGCTGGGCCGCATGGTCAACCCGCTGCACCTCACGCAGTTTGACCTCGTGTGCTCGGGGCCGGCGTCGTGAGCGCCCCGCAGGCAGAGCGCCAGCCCGACACGCCCGCAGCACAGTGGCGAGAGAACGGCGAGAAAGACCCGCACGGCACGCGCTACAACTGCGAGCGCGCTGAACTGGCGCTCGGCAAATTGAGCGACGATGAACTGGCAAACGGGGCCTTCATGAACTACGACACGCGGATGTCGGTGGAGGACATGATGAACCCGAAGCCCGGCCAGCACATGCCCATCGTGTGGATGACGGCGGTGAAGGATCGCATTCGCTGGCTGTCGCGCAGGCTGGTCGAGGCCCAGGCAGAGCGCCAGGAGGGCGCAGGAGCGGGGGCGGACGACGCACACCTATTCGAGCTTTGGTGGGCAGAGTTCATGCCAGAAGCGACACAAGCCCGCGCTTGGGCGGCATGGGTTGCAGCCCCTCGCGCTGATGGCGTTGGTGTCGCCGCACCCCCTGCTGCACCAGTGGCAGCGATGAGGGAGGCGTTTGAGGCGGAATGGGCGAGGCTTTACCCACATACCCCTGACCCCGAGAATCCACCGCAATTTGATCGGCAACGGAACGGCGACTATGTGTTTTCCAGTGTCCAGGATGCTTGGCGTGGATGGTCCGCCGCCCTTGCCGCTCCGCAACAGGTAGCGCCACAAGTGAGGACCGATGAGCAAAAACGCGCATCCGAGTTGGTCAAGGAGTGGCACGAAGGTGCGCGGGATGGATCGCTGATTGAGTGGGGGCAGCGTGCCGTCGATCTGCTTTGGCACTTCTACAGACAGCCAGCACCCCCAGCGCAACAGGTGGCGCAGCCAGCGCGGATGCCATGATCCTCCGCTACTCAGGCGCCGCCTTGCTGGCCCTCCTGCTGGCCGCCGTAATGGCCTCGTGCTACCCGGCGCCGGCCTATGCCGAGCCGACCCCAACCCGGGAGCATGAGTGCATCGCTGCCATGTACCCCGAAGCGGCCTACGTGTACCTGCTGCACCACCAGGGCACCGGCCTGCCGCTGCCCGTGGTGCGCTACCTCGTGTTGACCAACCCCGAGTTGGGCGGCGCCGGCCGCTGGGTCCTCGTCAGCCTGCTGGACATGATGGCCTTGGCCGACGCCTTGGGCCGCCCGCTGGACTCAGACGCCACGTTCACGTACCTGCGGTTCCTGTGCCGCCAGCCCCTGCAAACCGTGGAGCGCCTCGAAGTGGGTCCGTGGCCGCTGCACGACGAGCACAAGGGCATATGAGCGGTCTGCCCGAACTCACGGCCACTCAGCTCTACACCGCTGAGGCCAACGAGGTGCACCGAATCCTCGACAACCACCACGCACCGCGCCACACGGCAGACGGTGCGGTGCTGTCCATGTCGCAGCGGGTGCAGGAGCTGGTCGAGTCATTGCGCCGGCATATCAGCGCCCAAGCCCGCTGATGGGCCTCACTGCTGCCGTTTTGGCGGGCGCGAGCGCCACCGCCTACACCAGTGCGCGACAAGCCGCCTTATCCCAGGCGGTGCAGCGGGGGCTAGACGCCACGCTGACGGATACCTACGTCCCGCGGCCCGCGGCCATGTGCAACGGCTGCGGCGCCCCTGTCCACGCCGCCATCTGTTCGTACTGCACGCGCCCCGCACGTCTCTAACCCTACCCAAGGAGGATTTATCACCCAAACCGTATTCCACCAGAGTCCGCCCCCGTGGTTCACCGAGCGCGTCAGTGCGCTGCGGCCCGGGGGCCGGGTTCGCCTCACGGACGGCCAGCTCGTCAGCTACAACGGCAAGGGCTGGCACCTGTACGACTTCCGTGAGAAGTCCTCCGAGGTCTACGAGCCCGCCATGTCGCTGGCCGAGCGCCTCGCCGTCATCGCCGCCGCCCGCACCGCCGACCTGGAGGCATCCGCCTCGGCCGAGCTGCCCCTCACTGGAGCCATGTTCCACCCCAAGGACTGGCCGCTGGACGCCCGCGTCTGGTTCTACAAGGCCGGCATCGGCAATCCCGACATCAACACCCTGGGCGCCTTCTGGAGCCCCGCCATGCGCCGCGTGGTCCTGCCGTACCGCACCGTCACCGGAGAGCGGGCCTGGATCGCCCGGGACCCGTCGTGGACCAAGGGCAAGCCCATGCCCAAGTACCTGTTCCCCGCTGGCGTCGCCCGCGGCGGCGGGGCGCTGTTCAGTAACGGCTACGAGAAGCCCGTGGGCATCGTCGTGGTCGAGGACGCGCTCAGCGCCTACCGCATTCAGCGCGACACGGACTACGACGCCGTGGCTGCCCAGGGCACCACCCTGGACCGTGACGCCATCGTCGCCATCGCGGAGATGGACGTGCCAGTCGTGGTGTGGCTGGACCCGGATAGCTGGGGCCAGATTGGCGCCGGCAAGCTGCTGCGGGCCTTCGCCAACCTCGACGTGCCCGTGCGCAACATCGAGTCCCTGCGGGACCCCAAGAACCACGAGCCGCACGAGATACAGGAGGCCCTGGAGGTATGAGCACCTTCGCCCTCGACCTGTCCGTCCTGCGCCTGCTGACGGAGCGAAAAAAATACCTCAGATTCTCGAACGTGATTCCAGAGGGCACGATCAACAAAGAGTCCGCTGCCCTGGTCAAGCGTTTCGGGGAGTTCTTCAAACACACCGACGCCGAGCGCATCACCTTCGCGGAGTTCTGGCCCTTCCTTCGCACCCGCTACCCCAAGTGGTCCGAGAAAGACATCGCCTTCTGGCGGGCCCTTGTCGCACCCATCGACACCCCCAACCCGCTCGGGCTGGAGGAGCAGATCGTCACCAACCTGTTGGCCTCGGCCCTGGGCAACAAGGCCCTGGACTTCATCGAGCAGTGGAAGGCGGGCGGCGAGATAGAGCTGGGCGAGGCCCTGCGCACCGCGGTGGACCAGTACGAGGAGCAACTCAACCGCAAGGTCCGCACGCCCCTCGTGCAGCTTGGCTGGGACGAGATGCTGGAGGAGGAGACGAACGACGTGGGCCTGCACTGGCGCATCCGTGCGCTCCAGGAGTCCACCCGGTCCCTCCGCGGCGGGGATTTCGGCCTCATCGCGCTGCGCCCCGACAAGGGCAAGACCACCATCGCGGCCGGCGAGATTACGTACTTCGCCCCGCAGCTCGCGGCCCTGCACGAGGAGTTCCGCCCCATCCTGTGGCTCAACAACGAGGGGCCGGGGCGCCGCATCATGGGCCGCATCCGGCAGGCCGCCCTCGGCGCCAGCATCAGCGACATCGTGGAGATGGGCGCCGCCGAGGCCCAGCGCCGCTACGTCGAGGCCATCGGCGGGCGCGAGGACATCATCCGAGTGCTCGACATCCACGGCTTCAACTCGTATGAGGTGGAGGAAATCTTCCGCAAGCACAAGCCCGCGGTGGTGGTGTTCGACATGATCGACAACATCCAGTTCTCGGGCGGCGCCACCAACGGCGGCGAGCGCAACGACCAGATTCTGGAGGCCATGTACCAGTGGGCGCGGGTCCAGTGCGTCATCCATGACTTCGTCGGGCTGGCCACCAGCCAGATCAGCGCCGAAGGGGAGGGCGAGAAGTACCCCAAGCAGACGCAGCTCAAGGACAGCCGCACCGGCAAGCAAGGCGCCTGCGACTTCATTATCACGGGCGGCGTGGACAACGCGCTGCCCAACCAACGCTTCATCGGGTTCACCAAGAACAAGATCAAGCGACAGGGCGCGAAGTATTCACCCAACGCGGTGTACTACTTCGACGCAGACCGGGCCCGGCTCGTCGAGCCAACCGAGGAATAACCATGTCTGACCTTGAGTGGGCCGTACTGGCCCTACTCGTCGTGGCGCTTTGCGTGTTCGTATGCAACGCGCCTCGACCGCCCTGCCAATGATCCTCACCAACACCTACGCGGTGGTGGACGTCGAGACAACAACGACCCCGTACATGAAGCGCAAGGCCAGCCCGTTCTCTGACGAGAACTGGATCGTGGCCGCGGGCTGGAAGTTCGGGGGCGGTGAGGTCACCGGTGCCTACTACGGAGAGGACAGGCAGGGCTACGCCGGCCTGCTGTCCATGCTGCTGGCTGGCGGCCCCAAGCTGCTGGCCACATTCAACGGCAAGTTCGACTTGCTGCACCTGCTGCGCAACGAGGCGGACTACGCCGCCTACCAGGAATGGGTCGCCGCTGGCGGCCTCGTGTGGGACGGCCAGCTCGCGGAGTACCTCCTCATGGGGATGCCGCAAGAGGCGCACATGCTCAGCCTCGACGAGGTCGCGCCCCGCTACGGCGGCAGCACCAAGATCGACGAGGTCAAGGCGCTGTGGGAGAAGGGCGTCAACACGCCCGACATCCCGCGCCAGCTCCTCATGGACTACCTGCTGGGCCGGGACGGTGAGGGTGGCGACATCCTCAACACCGAGGCCATCCTGCTGGGGCAGCTCAAGGCCGGCCGCGAACTCAAGATGATGAACCTGATGCGCCTCAATATGGGGGCGCTGCTGGCCAGCATCGAGATGGAGCGCAACGGGCTGTGGGTCAACAAGCCCCTGGGCCTGGAGCTGGCCGGCAAGCTGTCCACGGACATCGAGGCCATGCACCAGGAGATGGAGCAGTACATCCCCAAGCCGCTGCCCTTCGAGTTCAAGTGGAGCAGCCCCAAGCAACGCTCGGCGCTGATCTTCGGCGGCGACGTGAAGTACGTGGACAAGGAGCCCGTGCTCGACGAGGCCGGCGAGCAGGCGTATGTGCTCAAGGAGGAGGAGCATTGGGTCCTTACAGACGGCAGCACTACGCCTCTGATGCCTGGGCCCGACCCCGGCCAACTGGCCCCGCTCCCCGGCTACGCGGTGTACAGCGGCGGCCAGAAAAAGGGCCAGTACAAAACCAAGAAGGTCAAGGTCCCCGACCTGACCAAGCCGAAGATTCGCAACGCCGACTTCTACTACCGCTTCAAGGGCTACACCAAGGGCCGCAAGGAGTGGGAAGGCGAGACGCCCGGCGTCTACAGCACCAAGGCCGACATCATCGAGGAGCTGGCGCTGACCAGCGGCATCCCGTTCCTGGAAACCTACGGCAAGCTGTCCGCGGCCACCAAGGACCTGGGCACGTACTACCAGATGCCGGACGACAAGAACCCCGGCGAGTTCAAGGGGATGCTCACGCTCGTGGGGCCGGACGGCATCGTCCACCACAGCATCAACCACACCAGCACGGTGACGGGCCGGCTGTCGCACAGCAACCCCAACAGCGGCAACCTGCCCAAGCACTCGACCTCTGAGGTCAAGCGCATGTTCGGCTCGCGCTGGGGCGCAGAGGGCAGCGTCACCGGCAGCGACTTCAAGACGCTGGAGATTTACGCCCAGGCCATGCTCACCAAGGACAAGCAGCTCGTCGCTGACCTGTCGGCGGGCCTGGACATGCACTGCGCCCGCCTGTCCACCGTCGAGGGCAAGCCCTACGACGAGGTGCTGCTGCTGTCCAAGGGCGACAAGAAGCGGGGCATCGAGCCTGTGCCCGAGTGGGACGTGAAGCGCACCGACATCAAGGTGTTCTCCTTCCAGCGGGCCTATGGTGCCGGGGCCAAGAAGATCGCCGGGTTCCTCAAGCGCCCGGTCGAGCTGGTCCAGGAGTGGATCGACGCCGACGAGAAACGCTACCCCGAGATTGCCCTGTGGAACGAGAAGGTTGTCGCCGTGGTGGACCGCAGCAAGCGGGCCACGCAGACCTTCGTGACGCACCCCATCGTGAGGGTCAACGTGCAGCTTCACCGCGGCACCTACAAGACCTTCGACGGCAAGCGGTACACGTTCACCGAGTCCACCACGCCGGAGTGGCTGGCCAAGCGGGGCACCTTGCAGTCCTTCTCTCCCACCGAGATGAAGAACTACATGGTCCAGGGCCTCGGCGGCGAGTTCATGAAGGCGGCGATGTGGCTGGCCGTGCGGGCGTTCTACACGTACCGCAACTTCGGGGGCAAGGCGCTGCTGGTCAACACCGTGCACGACGCGCTCTACAACGACAGCCACCACAGCGTCACCCGCAAGGCCGCGGTGCTGATGCACGCCTCGATGCTGGCCGCCAGCGACCTCATCGAGTACCTATTTGGGACCCCGGTGCCGGTGCCAGTCCCTACCGACACCGGCTACGGGCCGTCGATGTACGAGGAGAACTCGTTCGACAACCCCGCCGCGTTCGACACATCGGCCAACCTCACCCGCACTTGGCTGCGGAAGCAATTCATGGCGGGCTACGTGCCCACCTACCTCAAGGAAACAGATGGCAATTGACCTCAAGAAAATTCGTGCTGACGTAGCCGAGCAAGCCCCCGACCTGACCAACCCCAACGCCGGTGGCGGGGGCGACTTCGCTCCCCCGGCCGAGGGCCTCACCCGGACCCGCCTCGTGGGCTACGTCGAGGTGGGTGTGCACACCACCAAGAGCATCCACGGCGCCAAGACCAAGCCGCGTAGCTGGCAGTTCTTCGAGCTGAGTGGCCCCAAGCACGAACCCAAGGTCCTGGACAACGGGGACAAGTTGCCGTTCCGCATCCGCACCAAGGAAATCGTCGGCACGCACGTCAAGAACGGCTACATCAAGCTGTTCAACCAGCTCAATCACGACGGCACCGCCAAGAACTTCGTGGACCTGTTGATGGACTATGCGTGGCTCGCCAAGGTCAGCCACTACAAGTTCAAGCGGGCCGACGGCAAGGAAGGCGTCGTCGCCCAGCTCAAGACCAATCAGGTCTACAGCTTCTCGCCGGTGACCTTCGAGGACCCGGCCACCGGCGACATGCGTACCGTTGCCGTGCCCCCAGCCCTGAGCGCCCCGATGCTGTTCCTGTGGGACTCGCCGGACCTGGACCAGTGGGACAGCATCAAGATCGACGGCGCCCGCGACGACGGCTCCAGCAAGAACTACATCCAGGACGAGATTCGCAAGGCCGAGAACTTCGTCGGCTCGCCCATCTACCAACTGCTGATCGAGTCCGGCCGCAAGGACGAGGCCATCCCGCTGGCCGCGGATGCCCCGCAGGACGAGGACGCCCCGGCGCCGCCGGGCGGCGAGGACAAGCCCGAGGCCAGCAGCCTGACCGAACCGGCTGCCAAGCCTGTGGCCAAGCCGGCCGCCAAGAAGGCACCTGCCAAGGCCGTGGCTGCACCGAAGCCGGAACCCGAGCCTCTGCCCCCGGTGGACGACAGCGACCCGCTGGCGGGCGTCTAACTGGCCCCGGCTCTATGAAAGTGCTCGTAGCCTGCGAGTACAGCGGCGCCGTGCGCGATGCCTTCCTGGCACGCGGCCACGACGCCATGAGCTGCGACCTCCTGCCCACCGATGTGCCCGGTCCGCACTATCAGGGGGATGTGTTCGATGTGATCGACCGGGGGTGGGACCTGATGATCGGCCACCCGCCCTGCACGTACCTGGCCCGGTCGAGTATGCGGTGGCTCAAGGACCAGCCGCCCCTCAAGTCCGGCAAGCCGGTGGGCGCCGAGCGGCGGGCCCTGCTGGCCGAGGCCATCGAGTTCTTCACGGCCCTGTGGAACGCCAAGATCGAGCGGATCGCACTGGAGAACCCGCGCTCGTTCCTGCTGCCCTACAAGGCCACGCAGTATGTCCAGCCGTGGCAGTTCGGGCACGGCGAGGTGAAGGAGACGGGCCTACACCTCAAGAACCTCCCGCCGCTCGTGCCCACAGACATCGTGCCTGGCCGCAAGCCGGTGGTGCACATGGCCTCACCGGGACCGAACCGCTGGAAGGAACGCAGCCGCACGTACACCGGCATCGCCAACGCGATGGCCGAGCAGTGGGGTGCTGCATGAGCCTGGACCTTGAGGCACTGGCCGCCAAGGCCAAGGCCCTGGGTGAGGCGGCCCTGTTGCCGGTGCTTGAAACCACCGAGCTGCATGTGGACGGGGACTACGCGGCGTACTACTTCTCGGGCAACGACGAGACGCCCTTTGGGGATGGCCGGGCCAACATGGTCCGCACCCTCAAGGCCGTCCGCCGCATCGCCGGGGCAGGGGGCCGTGCCGTCATCCACCTCACCGCGGGCGGCAGCGACAAGGGTGGGCGCTACAAGATCGCCACCGTCAAGCCGTACCAGGAGCACCGCGAGGGCAAGACCAAGCCCAAGAACTGGTCCGCCATGCGCGAGTGGTTGGAGGCCGGCACCGTCGAGGGCTTCACCACCAAGGTGTGGACCGACCGCGAGGCCGACGACGGCTGCGCCGCGGCAGCGCGGTACGCCTTCCAGTCCGGCCACCGGCCGGCGCTGTACAGCCGCGACAAGGACTTCCGCATGATCCCCGGCCGCCACATCTCGTGGACCACGCTGGGCATCACCGAGGTGGACCCCACCGCCTACGCCGTGACCGACGAGGAGGGCCTGATCTACGGGCAGAAGTGGTTCTGGATGCAGATGCTGATGGGTGACCCCACAGACAACATCCCGGGCCTGCCCGGCCAGCCCGCCAAGGAGCCCGGCAAGTTCAAGAACTGCGGCGAGGTCTGTGCCCTGCACTGGCTGTCCCTGGCCGAGCGCAGCGAGCAAGCGTTCCCCGTGGTCCGCTCGCTGTACCAGAAGTTCTACGCCCAGGCGTGGGCCCCGGCGTTCGCTGAGCAAGCGGCGCTGCTGTGGCTGCGCACCGACAACAAGGCCAGCCCCGCGGACTTCATGCGGGCCATCCCCGCCGTCAGCCCCGAGCTGGAGCAGGCGGCCCGGCTGCTGGAACGGCGGGTCGCATGAGCGCACCGCTGATCGCCCTCGTGGGCCTGATCTACCTCGGCGTGGTGGTCACAGAGGCGCTGCGTGGCAACGCGGGGTGGGCGGTCGCCTACTTCGGGTACGCCATCGCCAACGTCGGCTGGATCATGGCGTTGCCCAAGTGAGGCTCACGCTCAGCCAACTGCGCCTGTGGCGTGTCCAGGAGCTGGGCATCCAGGGCGGCCGCTGTGCCCTGTGCGGCCAGCCGCTCGACATCACAGAGGCAGTGGCGGACCACAACCACACCACCGGGGAACTGCGGGGCGTGATCCATCGCTCGTGCAACTCGCTTCTCGGCGTGCTGGAAAACAACCGCGTCCGCTACGGCATGAAGAACGAGGTGCACTTCGCCAAGTTCCTGCACGGCGTCCTGCCGTACACGATGAAGAAGCGCCCCGACGACACGCCCCTGTACCCGACCCACCGGACGGCGGATCAGAAGCGAATCCTGCGTAACACCCGCGCCAAGCGGGCACGCGCAGCTATCAAAAAAGGAGCCTGATGGCCTACCTAAACAAACTGCGGGCGGTCATCCCCGGCGCCACGCCAAGCCGCCCTCCCAACGAGGACGAGCTGCGGGGCTCCGGCCGCTCGACGGCGTTGGCCTTGATGCACCTCGCCGCCGCAATCCGGGCGCCTGGAGTCGCCATCCACATCCGCGACCACCACGAGGGCCGCAACTCAGAGGCATACCTGATGGGCCTGATGCAGAGATACGCCGAGTTGATGGAGTTACAGCATCTCCAGTTCGACCCGAGGCGACATACCGTGACGTTCACCGGCCTGGAGTGGGTCGGCTGATGGGCGCCCGCAAGTACCCCTCGCCAGCGCGTAGCGCCAGCCAGCCCGTCAACGGGCAAGCCAAGGTCCTGATCCTGGACATCGAGACGGCGCCCATCCTGGGCAACGTCTGGTCCATCTGGCAGCAGAACGTCGGCCTCAACCAGATCGAGCGCGACTGGTACATCCTGTCCTTCGGCGCCAAGTGGCTGGGGCAGGACAAGGTCATCTACTACGACCAGTCCCGCGCCGCTGAAATCGAGGACGACACCGTCCTGCTGGGCAAGCTGTGGAAGCTGCTGGACGAGGCGGACATCATGGTCGCCCACAACGGCAAGCAGTTCGACGCCAAGAAGATCAACGCCCGGTTCATCCTGGCCGGCATGTCCCCGCCGTCACCGTACAAGGTGGTGGACACGCTGCTGATCGCCAAGGCGCAGTTCAAGTTCACCAGCAACAAGCTGGAGTACCTCGCTGACAAGCTCAACACCAAGTACAAGAAGCTCTCGCACGCCAAGTACCCGGGGTTCTCCCTGTGGAAGGGCGTCATGGCCGGCGACAAGGCCGCCTGGGCCGAGATGCGGACGTACAACGAGCACGACGTACTGAGCCTGGAGGAGCTGTACCTCATCCTGCGCCCGTGGGACCGCAAGCACCCCAACGTCGATGTCTACGACGACACGCACGAGGGCACCGCCTGCCCCGTGTGCGGCAGCCACCACCTCCAGAAGCGCGGGTGGCACACCACCAACGTGGGCAAGTACCAACGCTACGCCTGCAACGGCTGTGGCGCCTGGAGCCACGCACGCACCCCCGTCAACACCAAAGGCAAGCGCCGAGGATTACTCGCAACATGATGATCGAAGTAGGCAAGACCTATTACACCCGCGACAACCTCGTGGTCACCATCCGGGAGGTGCGGGCCGGGCCTTACTACCCGTTCCTTGGCACCATTGACGGGATCGAGCGGTCATGGACGGCTGACGGGGTACACACCCGGGGCGAGGACAACGAGTTCGACCTCGTGGCCGAAGTTCCCAGCTACCCCACCGGCGTAGTGCCTCGCCCCGGCCCGGCCGGCAGGTTCCCCACGCCACCCGCACCGGCGCCGCTGCCGGGCGTGCTGGTCACCGAGGTGCGCCGCTCGCTGGACGACGCGACGCCGGAGGAGTGGCACGCTGCGAACGCTGGCTACGCCGCCTCCATCGGCGCGGCTACCCAGGCCACCGAGGCCGCGGGCGTCCGCGCCTTCGGCACCGGCGCCACCCGCTCGGCGGACGCCGGACGCTACGACCCCGAGGGGTTCCTGTCGCCCATCGCGCTGGAGCGGTACGCGCTGTATATGGCCAAGCAGCAGGTGCTGGCCGACGGCAGCGTCCGCGAGTCCGACAACTGGCAGCGGGGCATCCCCGGTGCCGTGTACATGAAGGGCCTGTGGCGGCACATGCTGCACCTGTGGACCCGCGAGCGCGGCTACCCGGTGCAGGACCCCAAGGCCGCGGCCGACGCCGAGGAGGACCTGTGCGCCCTGCTGTTCGGCGTCCAGGGCCTGCTGCACGAGAAGGTCAAGGCCCGGCTGGCCGCGGAGAACCGTGCCTGACAGGTTCGCCCCGCCACCGCCCGCCGCACTGACGTGCTTCGACTGCACCTACGTCGGCTTCGACACGGACGGCAAGACCGTCCGCTGCGCCCATCCCGAGCGCCCTGACCACGCACGCACCGTCGTGCGCTGGTTCCGTGGCTGCCCCCAACTCAAGGAAAAGAATGACCGAACCCCAAGTGCCTGAGCAACCACCCGAGGTCCAGCAAGTGATCGACTTCGAGAGCGACGCCCCGATGGAGCGCCCGGCCGACGGCCAAGCGTGCTCGCTGGAGCCGGGCTGCGAGAGCTGCCAGTGACCGCATTCGACAACCTCGTGGCCGCCATCTTGGCGGGCTACCTGAGCTGGGTCCTCTACCTGATCCTCCGCACGCCGTAATTGGACCTCAGCCAAGCGGACCGCGAACGGCGGCTGCTGGCCGAGGGGCGGGAGAAGCTCCTGGCCCAAGTCATGCACGCCGAGAAAAGCGGCAACACTGCGGTGCTGCCTTATTCCAACTTCCTGGTCCGTCAGGTCATCACGGACCTGTCGGCCCGCATCGAGGCCGACGCAGCCCTCCGGGGCGGCGCTGGGGCCTACAAAAAGTTCGCCCTGTACCTGGGCAGCATGGACCCCAACATCGTGGCCCTGCGGGCCCTCCAGGGCGTCCTGTCCATCCTGCTGTCCAACGACGCGGCGGACAGCCCGCAGCCCATCGGCAAGAAGGTGGCCCACGCGCTGGGGCGTTCGGTGTACGTCGAGTACCTGATGACGCACTTCGCCAAGCTGTCGCCGCCGCTGTTCAACAGCCTGCTGCGCGAGCACCACCGCACCATGACCAGCGACGAGCGCCGCATCATCAAGGTGTTCCAGGCCCGGTTCCAGCAGGAGGGGTACACGCACCCCACATGGCCGCACGGCGACATCGAGATGGTGGGCAACTACCTGATGCAGCAACTGCGCGACGTAGGCTTCATCGAGCTGTGGACCAAGATCGGCCGCAGCCGCGGGCGCCCGCACACCTTTCAGTACGTGGCCCTGGCCACCGACGTACGCAGCTCCGGCATCGCCCTCATGGAAACGCTGGCCGAGATGCCGCGCCAGAGCGGCCCGCTGATCGAAGCGCCCAAGCCCTGGGACGCGCTGACCAATACGGGCGGCGGCTTCCACACCCCCGAGATGCAACGCATGATGGCCTACGCCGTCCAGGGTGCCGGCATCCGGGAGATGCCGCACAGCGTCATCGAGGGCATCAACTACCTGCAATCCATCGCGTGGCAAGTCAACAAGCCCGTGCTGGACGCGGTGCGTGCCGTCAGCCTGACGCACGACATCGGCAAGGACATCACCGGCGCCGACCCCGGCCCCATGCCTGAGTACACAGGCGACACCGACGAGGAGAAGAAGGCATGGAAACGACGAGCCAAGGAGTGGTACACGGAGCGGAAGGTCCGGGCTGTGAGGCACCGCCGAGTGCAGAAAGCTTTCAGGGAGGGCGCCGAGCTTTCCTCGTATTCTTCAATTTGGTTTGCGTACTACGCGGACTTCCGGGGGCGCATATATGCACGGGCTGGTGGCGTCTCCCCGCAGGGGACCGACCTGGAGAAGGGCCTGATTCGCTTCGCCTCTGGCAAGCCGCTGGGCACACCGGACGCCGTGTGGTGGTTCAAGGCGCACGGGGCCAGCAAGTTCGGGCTGGACAAGATCAGCTTCGAGGACCGGGTACGGTGGGTCGATGAGCAGCACGACGCTCTGCTACGTATGGCTGCTGACCCCATTGGGGAAAGAGCCTGGGCTGAAGCTGATAGCCCCGTGCAGTTTCTTGCGTGGGTCCTCGAATACTCGCTATGGGCAAACAACCCTGCGACGTTTGAGAGCCATCTACCCGTCAGCCTGGACGGTACATGCAATGGGCTCCAGAACTTCTCGGCGCTACTCCGTGACGATGTGGGGGGACGAGCTGTCAACCTTATTGACGGCGCCCGCCCCAATGACATCTACGCCGACGTAGCCAAGCGGGCCACCGAGCTGCTGGAGGCCATGCCGCCCAGCCCGTTCCGGGATGCGTGGCTGGCCCACGGCCTGAACCGCAAGGTCACCAAGCGCACCACGATGACGCTGCCCTACGGCTGCACCCGCTTCGCCTGTAGCGAGTTCATCGTCAGCGACTACCTCGAAGTGGAGAAGCCCCCGCAGATCGCGCTGGCGGACTACGGCGAGGCCGGCAACTTCCTGTCGCATGTCGTGTGGGCCGCCATCGGTGACGTGGTCATCAAGGCCCGCGAGGCGATGGAGTGGCTCAAGGGCTGGGCAGCGCACGCCGCCAAGAACGGCCGGCGCGTGGAGTGGACCACTCCCAGCGGCCTGCTGGTGCGCAGCGAGTACCCCAAGCAGAGGCGCCTGGAGGTCAAGAGCATCGCGTTCAAGAGCCGTATCACCCTGTACCGGGACGAGGACGGCAGCCTCGACGCCCGCCGCGTGGCCAACGCCGTGGCCCCCAACTTCGTGCATAGCCTGGACGCCAGCCACCTGATCCGGGTGGTCAACACGGCCCAGCGCCGGGGCATGACAGTGGCCGCCGTGCACGACGACTTCGGCGCCCACGCGGCCGACACCGCGGAGTTCTCCAAGATCATCCGCGAGGAGTTCATCCGCATGTACGCGGAGCACGCGCCCCTCCAGGCCCTGGCCGACGCCACCGGCTACCCCATACCGCCGCCCGCCGCGGGCCTGCTGGACCTCAACAGCGTCCGCGACTCCCGGTACTTTTTCGCATAGCACCCGGGCCCCGCCAACGCTGGGCCCACACCCAGGTACATCCATGAGTGCAATCGACCAACGACGCCAAGGCACCACGCCCGCGTTCAACCGGCCCGCCCGGGACATCGGCTCGTCCCTTATCGGCCAGAGCCCAATGACGCCCATCGTCTACTCCGCTGTCCGCCTCACCGCGGCGCAGTACAAGGAGCTGGAGGCCAAGGTGCTCCAGGGCCAAGGCAATGTTCGCGAGGACACCACGCCGGTCCAGTCCGGGTTCCGCAACGGCATCGAGCACGTCCTGCGTGCCGTGCGCGAAGGGTTCACCGATGCATCGTGAAGCCGATGGCGCCGACAAGGCCGTAGCGTTCGAGCGCGGTATGACCGACGCCGAGGTGGCCGCAGCCTTCGAGACGCCGGGCACCCAGGCGTTCATCGTCGCGGAGACGTTCCTCATCTCCTTCAAGGTGGACGGGGACACGCTCGTCGGCTCCAGGTTCCGCAGGCTGTACAACGGCGGCGGCGGCTTCCAGCAGATCACCGATTTCCTGGAGGAGCAGGCCCGAGCACAGATGTGCAAGTACATCACCGGGCCGCTGGAGTGATCCGCGGCTTTCAGCGGGAGAAGCTCGACGACTTCACCCGCGCTGATTGGGACGCCCTGATCAACATGCTGGTCGGGCACTACGACGAGCTGACGCTCAACAAGGCCGTGGTGAAGCTCGCCCCCAAATGGGACGAGTATTTCCTCCTGGAGGAGATGGGCCGCTTCGTGGTCTACACGGCCCGCGATGACGCCGGCACCCTCGTCGGCTACAACGCCTTCTTCATCAACACCCACATGCATTACGCCGGCCTCACGCTGGCCGTCAACGATGTGTTCTACCTCCACCCGGCTCACCGGCGTGGACCCGCCGCCCTCCGATTCCTCCGCTACACGGAGGGTGCCCTCAAGGCGTTGGGGGCTCAGAAGGTCGCCTACCACTTCAAGCGAAGCAACAACTTCGGCTTGATCCTGTCGCGTCTCGGCTATGCCGACGAGGAGGGGGTAGTCGGCAAAATAATCTAGGAGCCCGCATGGGTATTACCGCAGTCGTCGCCCTGGTTGGGGCGGCAAGCAGCGCCTATGCCGCGGCTGAGCAATCATCCGCCGCCAAGAAGCAGGCCCGCGCCGTGCGCGAGCAGGCCGAGGCCCAGGCCAAGCAGGCCGCCGAGAGCGCCCGCGGCGCAGCCCTCGCACAGCAGACCGCTGTGGACCGGGCCAACGCCGAGGCCACCGCCCAGCGCAACGCGTTGCTGGCTGCCGAGACAGCCGCCACCCCCGAGGTCCAGGCATCGGCCGCCACCGCACCCACCGAGGCCAACCGGCGCCGGCAGGTGCGGGCGCAGTTCGCCGTAGACGACGCCACCAGCGCCGGCAACGGGGGCAGCATCCGTGTCTAACCCGAAGCCCCCACACATCCCGGCCGTCCGCAAGGGCGAGACGGCGCTGGGCCGCTGGCAGGCCGTCAACGGCAAGCGCCGCGGGTTCCTGCGCCGGGTCGAGGGTTACGCCTCCGTGACCATCCCCAAGGTCTGCCTGCCCGAGGGCGTGGACCAGGACAGCGCCAGCATCCAGCATGACTGGCAGAGCGTCGGGGCCCAGGCCGTCAACCACCTGCTGAACAAGCTGATGCTGGCGATGTTCTCGCCGTCCCAACCGTTCTTCCGCCTGGAGCCTGACGACAAGCTCCTGGCCGCGATGCGCGAGAAGGGCATCGAGGAAGCCGACATGCGTACCGCCCTCGTCGGCGGCGAGCAACGGGCCATCCGTCTGCTGGACCAGCGGGCCATCCGGCCCAAGCTGTACGAGACGCTCAAGCACCTCATCATCACCGGCAACGTGTTGCTGGACATGATCGACCCGGACAACCTCCGCGTCATGGGCCTCAAGCGGTACACCGTCAAACGCTCCGTGTCCGGCCGCCCCATCGAAATCATGATCCACGAGAGTGTCATGTACGACGAGCTGGAGGACGATGTCAAGGCAGCCGTCCGCGGACGCACACCCGACGAGCTGGTGGACTTCATCCGCTGGTTCAAGTGGCGCGACAAGCGGTGGTATCTGACGCAGCACGTTGGCAACGAGGCGCTGCCCGAGGAGTTCAACGAGGAGTGGGCCGAGGACAAGTTCCCTGTGTACCCCCTCGTGTGGGACCTCGCGGACGAGCACAACTACGGCACCGGCCTCGTCGAGGACTACGCTGGCGACTTCGGCACCCTGTCCACGCTCAGCGAGGCCGAGGTCAAGGCCGCCATCCTGGCCTCGGACTTCCGCTGGCTGGCCAACCCGTCGGGCATCACCGACATCCGGGACTTCAAGAACTCCTCCACCGGCGACGTGCTCGCCGGCAAGAAGGATGACCTGACCCTGGTGTCCATGATGCACGGCGGGGCGCTGGAGGCGCTCGGCAAGTCTGCCGAGAAGTTCATCCGCCGCATCGGCTCGGCGTTCCTGCTGGGGTCCGCAGTGACCCGCGACGCAGAGCGCGTGACCGCTGAGGAGATTCGGATGCAGGCCCAGGAGCTGGAGACAGCCCTCGGCGGCGTGTACTCCCGGCTCTCCGTGGACCTCCAGCTCCCGCTGGCCACCTGGCTCCTCAAGGCCATCAAGGTGGACATCGGCGGCACCAGCCTGACGCCCACGATCACCACGGGCCTCGCAGCCCTCAGCCGTGCGGCCGACGCACAGATGCTCGTGCTGTTCCTCCAGGACCTGGGCGGCATCGCCGTCCTGCCCCCGGACGTGCAGGTGCGGCTCAAGCTGGCCGAGGTGATGACCACCCTGGCCGGCGCCCGCGGCATCCAGTCCAGCAAGTACATCCGCCCCGAGGAGGAAGTACAGGCCGACATCAAGCGCCAGCGCGAGCAAGAAGCCGCACAGCAGCAGCAGAACGAAGTAGTAAAGGCCGGGGCTCAAGCCGCGGCTAACCCAAGGACTGAAACAGCTTGACCCAAGCAGCCCCCGCAACCGTGGCATTCGCCCCCGCCGTCCCTGACGCGGTGGTGGTGCCCGACACAGCCCCTACCGTACCCGCGGTAGTCACGCCCCCAGCCACTGACCCGGCCACGCCGGTCGTCGCGCCACCCATCACGTTCACTGAACCTCCCGTCACCGCTCCGGTAACCCCGGCCGCTGACACGGAGGTCGTGTACGAACCCACCGGCGATGCCGGGCTTGATGTGGCGCTGGGCTTTGTGGGCAAGCGGGGCTTCGCCCCCGAGCACCCGGCCATGCAAGCCGCGCTCAAGGGCGACTTCTCTGTACTCGAAGCCGAGCTGGCCAAGCTGGGCGACAAGGCACAGGGACACGAGCGGTACGTCGCTCTCGCCAAGGACTCGTACACCCGCAAGCAGGCCGCTACCAAGGCCACCTCTGATGCCACCGCCAAGGTGGTCTACGAGGCAGTCGGTGGCGTAGAGCAGTGGGCAGCGGTCCAGGCATGGGCGCAGGCCAACGCCGACCCCGCAGAGAAGAAGGCGCTCAACGCTGCCTTCGCTCTCGGCGGGATGCCGGCGCGAGCCGCCGCCAAGGAGCTGGCCGCCCTGTTCAAGAGGTCAGGGTCCCCGGTGCCCAAAGGCGTCGTGAAGGCGGAAGCCTCCACGGTCGTCGCACCGACCAACGGCCCCATCGACGCCAAGACCTACGGCCGGGAAACCGAGAAGCTGTACGCAAAGCTCGGCAACAAGATGCAAGCCTCCCCCGAGTACGCAGCCCTCCGGGCCCGCCACCTCGCATACCGCGGCTAACCAGCCCACCCCGACAAAGAGCCCGCCACTGAGCGGGCTTTTCTTTGTCCGCAACCAGGAATACATACATGGCACTCGACGACGTTTTCGCGGTCACCCGCCCCAATCAAGCCCTCAATGCAGGCGACGAACTCGCACTCGCAATTGCGGAGTTCACCGGCATCGTGGAGGGCACCATTGCCCGCAAATCCAAGGCCGCCCCGTTCGTGGACATCAAGCCGGTTCGCGGCACCTCGACGATTACCAACGAAGGCATCGGTGAATCGACGCTGCAAGTGGTCACCCCTGGCGTCACGCCGGAC